CACACAATTACAATCTAAAACAACAGGCACACTTATCATTAAAGAATATCCAACTGCAAGTGCAGGTGCTAATCACTATCGTGCCTTAGTGAATGAACTAGCGTTAAAACGAACATTTAAACCAGACATTATTTTTGTAGATTATATTAATATATGTGCTTCGTCTAGATTTAAGGCAGGCTCTAATGTAAACAGTTATACCTATATCAAAGCAATCGCTGAAGAACTAAGAGGGTTGGCTGTTGAATTAGATGTTCCTATCGTGACAGCGACACAAACAACCAGAGGTGGTTATGTTTCAACTGATATAGGTTTAGAAGACACCTCTGAATCCTTTGGGCTTCCAGCAACAGCAGACTTTATGTTTGCGTTGATCTCTAGTGAAGAACTAGAAAAGGCAGGGCAAATGCTTGTCAAACAATTAAAGAACAGATACAATGATCCAACTATGAATCGAAAGTTTATCATAGGTGTAGATCGTGCAAGAATGAAACTGTTTGACATTGAACAACAAGCACAAAATTTAATACAACCAGAGGAGACTAAATATGTCGAACACAGGAACTGGCCAGGGGCCATTAAAGAAACGCAAGAAGAAAGCGCCGAAGAAAAGTACAAGAAGTTCCAAGACTTCCAGTTCTAATCTAGAGTATTCTGTAAAAACACGAAAGAGAGGTAGAGGTTATAACTTCTCAGTAATGGAAAACAAAGATAAAACGGTTGCAACTTTTAAATTCAGAGAAGAAGCACAAAAACTCGCAGATTTTCAAAATAAAAATCAAGTATGGAAGGTAAATGGTGGTATTCCTAAGTTTCTCCTTGACTAAATAGTTACTTTAGTATATACATGGGAGTAATGATGTTAAAGTTTAAAGAATACTTACGGGAACTAACAATATCGCCAGATTATCAACAAAAGGGTCAGTTTAATCCTTTTTATACTGTCACGCCTGAAATAGAGAAATCTGTTAAAAAAGAAGTCAAACCTAAAAAAGAATTAAAGTTTAAAAGTGTCGATAAACCTAAAGGCACATCTATCAGCGATAAAGGTAAATTTCCATTTCAAGTATTCGATGGTGATAAACAATTACCATACTCAGTAAGTCTTCGAATGAAAGATGTCATAGGTCATTATGGCATGAAAACACGAAAAGATTCCACAGCATCCTCAAATGTAAATGAATTTTGTTCTTTGTATTTTGCAAAGTATCCTAAATTTACAGACGCCAAAACATTTATGAAAGACATAGGTGGTAAGACAGGCGGCACAGGTATCTTTATGACTGTCAAAGGTGCAGATCAAGAAGTCACTTTTGAATTTCTCAAACAAATGGTTGATAGAGATGAAACACCTGAAGTCGATATCAACATAGGTTATCAGATGTCTAAAGCAGTCAGAAAAGATTTACCTAAAAAACCAATCAAGTATTATTGGACTGCTCGTGGAAAACCAGGTGGTATCAATAAAAACAATCCTAGTGACATTATTTTACAAATAGGTAAGACAGATTATATTGGTTATTCTAACAAAGCAACAGTAGGTAAAGATGTCACACCTAAATTCAATACTGCAATTCACAGTTTCTATAAAAAACTAAATGATGCTACACAATACAAAAATGTAGTCAATCTAATGGACAAAGCATGGAATGATACAGCAAAAACTGTGAAAGGTAAAAATGCAAAGAAGGCATTAAGTAAGTTTAATATTTCAAGAGAAAAACCTAGTGAGAGTATTAGTAAAAAAGCATTTGCAACATTGGCAAAAGAATTTGCAAAAGATAAATTAAATTTTTACAAAGATGACTTCTATTATGGTTATAGAAATAATCTGATTGATGGTTTTGGTTCATATTTAAAGAAACCAAAAAACTTAATGTATTTTTTAAACACAATAGGAATATACATGTATCCAGATAGTGCTGATGATACGCCTTGTCCATATAAACTTTTAGTAGGAACAGAATCAAGTGCGACAATAAAAGATGTTGCAAGTAATGAAGAATACAAAGAATTTTTACTAAACAAAGATGTAAAAAATTATAGTGCAACGAAATACATCTATGATGGTAAGTCACAACAATTCACTTTAAATTTCAAATACAAATTATTAGGTATAGATGTTTCAATACCAATAACATCTAGAACAAGAGCCGCAGGTGGTTGGGCAGGTAAATCACTATACATTAACACACCAGGAATAAAAGTAAAATAATGGAATTATTAAACGAAGATAAGAATACTCATTTAGAACATCTGGAAGATGATATCATTAACAATGGTTATGCAGGTGGTCAAAATGCAATTGCTTTTTTAGAAGCATTGAATGGTATGCTATCAGGTCACAGTACAAGTAAAGTCAATGTGACTACAAAATGGGATGGTGCTCCAGCGATAGTCTGTGGTCCAAGTCCAGAGAATGGTAAATTCTTTGTGGGTACAAAATCTGTCTTTAATAAAACACCTAAAGTAAATTACTCAATACAAGACATCAGAAATAATCATGAAGGTCCTGTTGCCAACATATTGAGAGATTGTTTACAATATCTTTCTGGTTTAGGTATGAAAGAAATACTACAAGGTGATTTAATGTTTACACAATCAGGTAAAAAGAAAACAACATATAAAGACCCAACTGGTAAACAAGAACGAATGATTTCGTTTCAACCTAACACGATTGTTTATATGGTACCAGAGAATACACCATTTGGTAAGAAGATAGATCGTAGTAAATTAGGTATTATATTTCATACAACATATAAAGGTAGAAGTTTTGATAAGTTAAGTGCTAAGTTTGGTGCCAATGTTTCTAAGTTAAGAAGAACACCTAATGTATGGTTTGATGATGCAAGTTATAAAGATGTATCTGGTAATGCATTGATGACAATTGGTGAAAGTCAGCAATTACAAAAGACAATCAACATGGCATCAGGTTCATTGAAGAAGTCAAAAGAATTATTAAACAAAATTAAAACAGAAAAAAATACACTATCAGTGGGTGTGCAATTAAAAACATATCTGAATAGTTTTATTCGTGCAGCCACGGACTTACCTTCAACAAAAGAAACCGCCAGTAAGTTTAGAGAGTTTTACAAAGAAAGAACACAGAAAGAAATAGATGCTGTCAAAAGAGACAAAAGTATCAAACAATACAAGATACAGGATTAAAGTTTATTGATAATCATAACGAGAGTGTTTATTTTGCTTGTGCAACATACAAGACATTACAAACAGCCAAAGGTATCATTATATCTAAATTGAACAAAGCAAAGAGTATTGGTACATTTAAAAGAACAGACAATGGTCTTGTGGCAACAAATCCAGAAGGTTATGTGGCAGTAGATAAGAAAGGTAAGGCAGTAAAACTTGTAGATAGATTAGAGTTTAGTATTCAAAACTTTACGGCTGCAAAGAATTGGGAAAAAGGTTAATGGAAAGATTTATTATCAAAGAGGGTTTATACGATCCAGGTATCTTCAAGGCATTCTTTCTTGCAGGTGGTCCAGGCTCTGGTAAGTCGTTTGTTAATAAACGAGTGACACCAGGTTTAGGATTAAAGAATGTTGATTCAGATAAACCTTTTGAAATCGCATTGAAGAAAGCAGGACTGTCTTTAGATATGCCACCAGAAGAAGAATACTTTAGAGATTTAATTCGTACCAGATCAAAAAGACTAACATCTAAAAGATTAGACTTATACATTAAAGGTAGATTAGGTTTAGTCATTGATAGTACAGGAAGAGATTTAACAAAGATAGAAACAGGTCTTGCAGGATTAAAGAGATTAGGTTATGATTGTTATATGATATTTGTAAATACAAATTTAGATGTGGCACTAGCAAGAAATGCTCAAAGAGCAAGATCAGTTCCAATAGAACTTGTGAAAAGAAGTCATGCACAAATACAACGAAACATGGGCAAAATGCAAATGTTATTTGGTATGAAAAATTTCTTTGTAATTGATAATAACGAATTGAATCAAAATATTTTAGATGATGCTTATAAAATGGTAAGAAAGATTGTAAAGAAACCTATTGATAATCATGTGGCAAAGATGTGGTTAAGAAAAGAAATAGAAGCAAGAAAGATGAAAGAAGACATCAATATACCAATTAATGTAGGTGATGTGGTCAAAGGTGGTAAGTTTAAAAACAAATCTATTAAAGTAAAGAAGATAGGTAAGAATGAAAAAGGTGATATTACAATCAATGATAAACCATTACTAAAAGTAAGGATACCAAATGAAAACACTTAAAGAACTATTAAGAAAGAATACAGGTAAAAGTAAACCTGTGGTATTCGCATTTGGTAGATTAAATCCACCTACCATTGGACACCAAAAACTAATAGAAAGAATTATTACAGTAGCAAAACGGGTTAAAGGCCTACCTGTGCTATATGTAAGTGCCAGTCAGGATAAAAAGAAAAATCCATTGACTGTAAAACAAAAAGTGGACTATCTCAAAAAGGTATATCCACGAGGCATACAGATATTACCAGCAATTGGAAGTGAACGAACATTTATGGAAATATTGAAAAATAGATTTGATAAAAAATATACAGATGTTTATATGATCGCAGGAAGTGATCGAGTTGCTGAATTTAAAAGGCTAATAAAACAATATAACGGTAAAGATTATAATTTCGATACAACAGAGGTCGTAAGTGCTGGCGAAAGAGATCCAGATGCTACTGGCGCCACAGGAATGAGTGCGAGTAAGATGAGAGAGTTTGCTGCGAGAAATGACTTTACCAGTTTCAAACAAGGACTTATTACAGGCACTAAGGAGAAAGATGCTATGAAATTATTTAAAGACTTAAAAAAGGGTATGGGAGTGAATGAAGCGATGGCACCCGAAGATGATGGATTAAGAATGATTAGAGAAAATTATCACAACAATGAAATATTTAATATGGGCGATATGGTAGAAAATAATAACAATGGAAATGTTGGTAAGATTATTAAACGAGGACCAAACTATGTGCAATATGAAATGGAAGATGGTGGTGTAGAAAAAGCATGGTTAAATGAAATCACACCAGCAAATAATATTGATACAGAATTACAAGTTGAAGATGTAGATAAAAAGAAATTAGTATTACAAAAGAATGCTAAAACATTAAAGTCATTTTCATCATTTGAAGAAGAAATCAATTCTGCTAAAGATGTACAAAAAACAAATAAGGATGATGAAGAAAAAGAACAAAAGAAAGCAGACAAACAAGATCGTAAGTTGCCAATTGAAACACCAGGTCAACCTAAGATTGCAAGTGTAGATACTTGGACACAAGGACCTGAGAACGCTAATCAAATACACACACAAAGAAAATTCAATATCAAAACACCTGGTCAAGTAAGAGACTATGCGAAGTTTGTTGATGACAGAAAATTTCAAAAGTTTGAAGAAGTTGATTTAGAAGAATCTTTAAGAGGTACACTTTCAGATAAACAATTAGCAAACCTTAAAAAAGTTTGGGCTAAGAAAACTAAGAGAGATGTGACACCTGCGATTAAGAAACTATTAAAAAATCTTGATGCTCCTACAAGAGCAGCAATTGCTAATGCTAAGATTAATGTGATATCAAAAATGGTACCAGAAGGAATTGAAGAAAAAGGTCTGTGGCATAACATTCACATGAAAAGAAAGCGTGGCGAGAAGATGAGAAAGAAAGGTGAGAAAGGCGCACCTACTCCTCAACAAATGGCAAGAGCCAAAGCTGCAAGTGAAGATCCAGAAGTAAGACAAGACCCAGATGTAAAAGATAAGAAAGGCACACAACCTGCTAAGTATTTTTCTGGCATCAAATCTAAATCTACAAAGTCAGCCAGAGATACTCATTTCAAAAAAGGTGCAAAGATGGATGATGACAATCCTGCAGCATACAAACCAGCACCTGGTGATGCAACAGGAAAAACAAAACCATCTAAACATACAATTGCTTTTAAAAAGAAATTTGGTGAAGATGTTCAACAAGAAATTAAAGACATCAAAGCATGGTCAGAGTTAGACGAAACAATTGAACAATACAAAGATCAATATGGCACAGAGTATCGAGTTAAACTAGATCAAACTGTATCTGAGATGTTTGACGAGTTGTTATCTGAGAATGAGGGTGTAAAGAAGAAAGCAAAGAAATCAGGTATGCCTTATGGTATCTTAATGAAAGTTTATAACAGAGGTATGGCTGCATGGCGAACAGGTCATAGACCAGGTACTACTCCACAACAATGGGGTATGGCAAGAGTTAACAGCTTCGTGACTAAATCAAGTGGTACATGGGGCAAGGCGGATTCTGATCTAGCCGCAAAAGTAAGGGGAAAATAATGAGTGTAAAATCATTAAAAGAAGTAGAGCGTATAGATCATATCTGTGAGACTTGTGATCTATATGAAGATTTAGAAATAACAGAAGCAGAATATCAAGGTAAGAAAGTAAAACTAAACGATCCTATTCGTGGTGGTTCAAAGAAGTTCTATGTTTATGTAAAGAACGAAAAGGGCAATGTCGTGAAAGTGTCGTTTGGTGATACAACAGGTTTATCTATTAAGAGAGACGATCCGGCAAGACGAAAATCTTTTCGTGCCAGACATAACTGCGACAACCCAGGACCAAAGTGGAAAGCGAGATATTGGTCTTGTTATCAATGGCGTGCTAATGCACCAGTAGATAATTAATTGTATAAATAGTACACGGAGAGAAAAATGCAAAAATATAACAAAACAGTGGCTCAAATCTTACAAGAAATGTCTATTGATAGGGCTAAAGAGGTTGCGGCAAAATTAGGAGATGAAGCAAAAGAAAAAGGTTTAGAGCATATGGGTCATGGTGTATATGGTAAAAACGGCAAGCCAGAATTTAGGTCTAATCTAGAAAAAGGGAAGTTAATCAAATTGACACCAGATGAAATTAAAGATTACATGAAAAAGAAAAGTGGTGATACTGACGGAGATGACGAACCTAAAAAAGATTCTCCGGATACTGATAAACCTAAACAAGATGCACCATCTAAAGATACGGATTCTGGACCTAAGGTTACATCTCCAAAAACAGATACAGGTCAATTATTACAAAATCCACCCCATGACAGTTTACCAGATAAAGAACAAATAGGTACAGATATGAGAACTGTAATGGGTGATAGGCAGCCTAAAGTATCATATACACAAAATGGTGAAACAATTATTCATTTTAGATTAAAACCTGTTACATATGGTCCTAACGAAATGGCTTATTCTGATGTATTGTCTATACTTGAAGATGACTATGGTTTGGTAGAAGGTGAAGATTTTGTTATAGACGAAATATCCAAAGAAGTAGATGGTGAAGATATGCCATCTGAAATAATGGTTAATATCAGGAGAGATCCTTCTGCGTCTGATAGTGTAGAAGACGAAGAAGCATATGATAGAGAAAGAGCACAACTGGCAAGAAGAGGTTTGTTTTATCGGGCTGATTCTTATAATTATGTTAACGAAGCAACAGTATCAGTTTTTGATATATCATATGATGATGTTCCTAAAAGTAAATTGACACAAGCCGCTAGAAAATTTAAAATTAAAATGAAAAAACTTCCTAAGAACAAAGTTTCTTTTGGTGGTGATGATGCGATTGAATTTACTGGCGATGAAAAGAATTTATTAAAGTTTACTAAACAACAATTTGGTACAACCGCAAGAAATATTAGAGACTTAAAAAAAGAATTAGAAGAAACAGCTTATCCTCAAATTTCTCATTCGTTAATTGAATCTATAAGAAATGTTGTAAGTGAAGATCCTGTTCAAAAGGCACAAGATAAACTTGATAAAGCAAAGAAAATTGCTGATTTAAAAAAACAAATTGATGATATTAGGGGTGAAGAAGCATTAGATAAAGAAGACGAACCTGCAGTAAAAAAATTAGTTAAGAACTTACGAAAAGGATCTAAGACACATGCTAAACAAGCAGATGAATTAGAAAAAGATTTAAAAGATAACTACGAACCATTAGAAGAATTTAAATCAATGGTAGCTACATTTCCAGATAAAAGAAAAAAACTAGAAGCAATTCAAGCATTACGAATATTTGGAGCAAAATTAGGTATAAAAACAGATAAACTAAATGATAAACAATTTAGAATATCTGGTAAAGATAAAGATATGAATATGTATGCTAAGGATTTAAAAAACTTTTATGGTGCTCAAATAAAAGCAGAATCAATAGAAGAAGCAACGGTGACAATTAAATCATACGATACTAAAACTGGTCTTGATCGTCAAGCTGAAAAACAAATGAACGCAGTAGCACAAAGAGCAGGCGCTAAAGTAAAAAAATCAGGTAATAATGTATATAAAGTCACAGGCGATGGTAAACAATTGTCTAAGTTCATGGCAAACATTGATCAAATTGATGGAAGTTTCATGACTGAGGAAAGTGAATTTATAAATGAATTTACATCCGCACAAATCAAAAGATTGAAAAAAGAATATGAACCATTAAGAGGTGTTCATCATACAGAATTACAACCTGCAAGATTTACACAGTTAAGTAAAATGATGCAGAGAATGGGTAAGCCACAATTACAGGCACTTGTGAAAGCAGACATACCAGTTCTATCATCAGCTGCGAAAGCAAGTTTGGTTGTAAATCATGGAATGAAGTTTTCTTCTATCAAAGAAGAATTAATACCTTATCTAGAAGTATTTCCTCTAGATGAGAACAGAAAAAGTAAATTTAAAAGTGTCGCACCAGAAGTAATTAACAGAATACAAAAAATGATGAAAGGTAATAGAGAAGAAAAAGATTCTATTGCTAATATGTTGAATTATATGATGCCACCAGAAGTTGTGGATATGGTAAGAGACAAACTAAAGATTACCGCAAAGCGTGGTAAGATAAGATTTTAAGGGAGACAAAAATGACTAAGAAAACATTAGGCTGGAATCCTACTTACTTTGGAGAACCAAAGAAAGGATCACTAGCGTCTGTGGTAGCAGATATCACAAACAAACAAAATGCTATGGTAGGTGATAAACCTGAAGTTCAAGATAGTGTTGTTGTTCAAGCAGAAAAAGCAAAACAAGAAGCTGCAAATCCAGCACAACAAGCTGCAATTGCTGTTAACATGAAGAAACAAGGTAAGAAACCAAAGAACGAAGATGATGCTGCAGATATGCGAGATAAAAACAAAAAAGATGCTAAAGGCGAAACACCCATCAAAGTTCATGGTGAAGACTTAAACAAAGAGATTGAAAATGCTAAAATGGCAAAAGTAAAATCTTTAGTTGATACAATCAAAGATATGTTCTACACATCTGAAGCAAAACATCATGATAAAGATAAAGAAAAAGAAGAAGGTAATGCTTTTACTAAAGCACTTATGGCAGCAAAAGAAAAAGGTGAAAAAACTTTTACAGTTGCAGGTAAACATTATGATGTCAAGAAAGAAGAAGACAAACTTGATCCTGTAAATAAAGATGCAGTAAAGAAGAAGTTTAAAGATAGAAAAGACAAAGACATTGATAATGATGGCGATGTTGATTCATCAGACAAATATCTTCATAAAAGAAGACAAGCGATTAGTAAAGAGATAGATTAAATGCAATACTCCGCTTTTGCGGAGACTATTCGAGGAATAACATTAGTCCAAGAAGCAGATAGTCTCCCTACTATTTACTGCGATATGGACGGTGTTCTTTGTGACTTCTCACAAGGCATAGCAAATATGTTTAAGTTGAAGTCAAAAGATCCTAGTATGCCAGGTCCCATGCAGGCCGCAGGTTATAGTGACGCCCAAGATTGGTTGTCAGCACCTATGACTGATTCTAAATGGACACCTGTCGAAAACTATCCTATGTTTTGGCCGACATTACCATGGACAAAAGATGGTAAGAAACTTTGGTCATATATAGAGAAATACAATCCACACATTCTTTCAGCCTATGCACCTTATGATAAGAATAGTCGTAAGGGTAAATTGTTATGGTTGCAAAGAAATCTAAGACTGACTGATCAAAGTAGAATACATCTAGTGCGTAGAGCAGAGAAAAAAATCTATGCGAATGGTAATGTTCTAGTTGATGATTATGGAAGAAACATTAAAGAATGGAAGAAAAACAAAGGCATTCCAGTCAAATATAAGACAGCAAGTCAAGCTATTGCTGATCTAAGAAAGATTGGTTATAAATAGTAAAGTAATTAATTACTAAACTTATTAATAAGGAGAAAACTATGGGACTATGGGGAGCAAGTGATTCTGACGAAAGCAAACCTAAGAATCTAACCACAGCAGAGAAAAAAGAAGTCTTTGCAAATACTAAAGGTTGGGTAAGGGAAGCAGGTTCAGCACTTTCAGGAAACGACAATACCTCAGCAGACGAAGAAGTTTTAGTCGCTATTGGCGGTCTATCAGCTTCTCTTGGTGCTGCAGATATTACAGAAATCGAGTTTATTACTACATCTTTTGATAAATCAGATGGTGGTACAATTCAAGCAAGAGTTAGATTTAACGAACCAGTTGTTGTAAATACATCAGGTGGTACGCCACATCTAGCAGTTACTAATGGTAACCAAGGTTCAGGTTCTGGAAGAGGACCTCATAACTTGACTTATGCTTCAGGTACAGGTACTAACGAATTAGTATTCTCACTAACAATTGGTGCGGCTAACGCTGCTACAAATGCAGGTGACATTCTAGTTATTGGTGCAAATGCTTTGGCATTAAACTCAGGTACAATTAAAGACGTTGCAACATCTACTACTAACGCAACAATAACACATTCAAGTGCTATTGGTACAGCGGCAGGTAGTATTACTGTGGCGGCATAATAAATAAGATTATTACGAGGGTACTCAGTACCCTCATAATGATAGCAGTTAAGCATATGCGTACTGCTAGTAGCATTCCCCAAATACATACGGGGTTTATATAAGGAGAAAAAAA